TAAGTTTTCATATAGAAGATAAAGTTTATAAATTTATTCATTATCAGGAATGTTGTGAAGATGTATCTATTGAAGATATTTGTGGGAATTTAGAAGATTTAATTAATGAACCTATCCTCATGGCTGAAGAATATTTTTCCAGAGCCAATAATGGAATTTATACTTTCTACAAATTTGCTACTAGAAAAGGTTATGTTACAGTCAGGTGGTATGGTACATCAAATGGTTATTATAGTGTGTCAGCAAGTTTTATAATAGAGGATTCAAACGGAAATATATTGCTTGAAAGAGAACCTAAAATCTAAAACAGAAAGGAAACAAAGATTATGAAGAAAGCATTAGCATTAGCATTAACAATTATAATGGTGTCGGCACCTGTATCAGCAGCTCCAACAACAGATGGAGAATGCAAAGACCTGTACCCTCTGACAGGAATAGTAACAGAGGTTGAGCACATGGAAGATACTGATCTGATTACTATGACAACTGCCAATGGAAATCAATTCTCATGGTACACTGACAGCACAGATGATTGGTTCATCAATGATCTCGCATCTTGCATCATGAACTCCAACGGAACTGATGAGGTCTATGACGATGAAATTGTAGACGCTCACTATACCGGTACCTTAGACCAGTTATCACAATATACTGCATAAGCAGTATATTTAAGCATCTTGAATTGCTCAAAAAGGGTAGCATGAAACCTAGGGCTACCCGTTTTCCTCCAAGATGTTTAACTATGCTGCTTAGAAAGGGAACAATATGTTAAAGAAGGTAACCAGAAGAGAAGCACAGAAAGCACTCATTGCAGGAAATCCTGTATATTTGCTTCCTAATAGAATGCAAGTGGATTCACCTTGGGCACATCCGTTCAGAGTGAAAACTCCTATGTCAGAAGAGAAATTTAATCGTCTGATAATGAAGTACGAGCATGCCTGTTGTACTGTAGATACAGGAACTGGAAGTTTCTGTTATATAGATGCTTGACAAGAGAACGGATGTTTGCTATTATAAACACGTAAATAAAATCGGAAAGGAGAATAACGGTGAGACATATTTATGTAAAGACACCTAATGGTTTAGGTAAATTAAATTTTTATGACGGATCATTATGGCTCTCTCACTACATAGTAGACCATTATAAACATGATCCAAAGTTTTACTCTGGATACTATGAAGGAAGATATATAACTAACGCATCATGCTATAGCAAAAGAGATATCAAATACCTCAGGAAGAGACCGCTGATTGATCTAATTACTAAAAGGAAGGAATACGCCAATGCAAAACATATATGTATACGACCCTTACGGAAAAGTAGGGAAACTGATATGGTATAAAAGTAGAGCGTTTTATTCTTATGTAGTCACTTATAATCATTCCTATGAGTTTTTATACAATGGTTTAATTGATGGTAGAGCTGTTATAAACTGTACGGTTTATAGTAAAGATGAAATCAAGCTCTTGCATAAGAAACCATTGAGACATTTTATAGAAAAGAGGCAAGGCAAATGATAGGAGACTACATTAAAGACCCATCTTGTGGGTTAGGCAAAGTTATAAAACTCAGACCTGGCAATGAACTTGTGTACTTTTTCAAAGCAAATGATAGCCTACATGATGGTGCAATAGAGCCAGGTTCCTGTCCAGACAACCATGGTTGGTGGTTTAGTCATTACGACATTAAAATAATGAAGTGTCCTCCTCCACTGGCATCATTAATAGAGAGGAGGCAACAATGGAAATAGGTGATATAGTTTTTCATCAAGAGTACGGTGTAGGACAGATAGAAGATATTGACAAAAGTTTTGGACTATTCCAATATTTAGTCTATTACTATAAAGAAAACATTTCATTACACAATGGAAATGGTGGCTCAGATTACCACTATTGGTGGAGCTATGCTGAAGACCTGAAACTTATTTCATCTGTCCGTACATTAATAGAAAGGAGGCAACATGGTTGATTTAAGGAAGAAGCTCCGGTCTGGAATGATAGCTGTCACAGCAGCAGGAAGCTATCTTGTTCTTACCGATTGCGAGACCAAACGTTATGGTAGACAAGATTTTTGTCTTATTAATCCTAGTGGTTTTATGACAGGAACCGACTATAAAGAAGACTTGAGTGATGGCTCATACACAATAAATGCTCTATATAAACCGACAGTAGATAGTGCTACATATAGAATGGAATGTAAAAATCAAGATTTGATTTGGACAAGGGATCCAACGAATCTTAAAGAATTAATCATATCAAGGAGGTTTTCAAGATGAAGACAGCAAAGGAAAGACTCTACAGAGTTGATTATGCCGAGGAAAAACTCGGTGACACAGTAACTAAGGAACTTGTGAATACCAGTGAGTATGAAAAAGGCTACGGAATCATTCAAGCTCTTGAATCATGCGAAACAGACGGAGAATTTGACATATTAGATGAAATTCTGACTGCTTTATGTGGTCATGGTATTGAGTATCTCACCAACTTAGTAGAATGTAACTATTAAACTATGAAATAAAATTAGAGCTGTGAAAACAGCTCTTTTTTATTATATAAAAAAGAAAAGAGGAAAACAAAATGGAAAACATCGTTTACAACACAGTTATGAGCAACTTATTAATCTCTGGTACAAAGGCATGCGCAGTAATTCCAAGGGAACTGATGTCTGTTGATCCTGCTTATCAGCGGTTAGAGACACGAAATCATAGAAAAATTAAAGCGATGCATGACAATTTTGATCATATGATTATGGATGCTTTGTTAGTAGTGCCACATCCAGAAGAAAGCACATTTTCCATAGTGGATGGCTATGGTCGTTTTATTGCATCAGAAGGTATTTTAGATAAGCTCGAATGTGTTGTTATTACTTCAGCCCCATCTGATCCAGATGAGAGAAGACGTTTCGAAGCAAGTATCTTTACAAGACAGAGCTTGTATACTGAAAAAGTTACTCCGCTGCAGATGCATAAGGCAAATCTTATCTTAGGTGAACCGAATGCTGTAGCGTTGCAGGAAGTGGTTGATGAATATAATTTAAGCATTGCAGAAGACAAAGGGGTAAGAAAACCAGGAACTATTGGTAGTTACACATCCGCTTACAGGATAATTAAAGCAAAAGGTAAGATAGCTTATGAAAGTATTATATCTACTTGTTGTAAAGCTGGTTATAACTTATCAGGAGATGGATTATGTGACAAGATAATTAGGAACTTATATAAAATTTATTGCTTCTACGGAGATATTGGATTAGTAAAAGTATTGCCTATTATGAGAGGAACTGAGCCAAGTACACTTAAAGCAAAAGGAATAGCTGCTTATCCAGAAAGAGTTGAATTAAGTCTTGCTCTCTACCTGCAGGACTATCTTGTATCTCTTGGTGAACCAAAACAGTTTAACGAGAAAGGAAAGAAAATTTCTTAAACAAGTTTGTAAAAAGTATTGACAAGTTTTACAAACTGGTTTATAATGCAGTTACAGTTAAGAAAGGAGAAAACAAATGGCAACACTTATTAGTTTTTATAAAGATAATAAAATTACCTCATCAGAGGTAGAATCTAAGGACATTGATATTGTCCTTGGATTCCTCTTCAAGAACTATGTCTTAGGAGAAGACATCACAGAGAACTTTGACTCAAAGTTTCTCTACATTGAGGACAGCAAGTTTAAAATGAAACCTCTAAACAAGAAAATAAAAAAGTTTACGCAAGAAAAAGAGGATTCTGTAGAGGTTCTGATTCAGTTTGAGGAGCTCACCAAAGGATACGAAGCAGCTTATATCTTTGACCAGTATGAGGTATTCAAGTTTGAAAACGGTGACTATAAAGATCTGGATGAGAGAGATTATAAACTCTCCATTTGTAAGCACTGCGGAAAGATTATTTCCGGATCTTTAGTCAATGATTATTGTCCAGAATGCTTCGTAACCTATGGAGTACAGGAAGTGTTTGAACAGATCCAGTCAGACGACAAAGAGCTGTATACAGAGTACGAGACAGTATCAAAAGTAATGAATACTGTTGAAGCATTCTACGAAAAAATCAAAGACAAGGGAACTTTAGCTGTACAGAGAGCAAGAGAAATCTCTGAACAGTACTTAGGAAAAGAGCAGATTCCTGAGGATCTCTATGAAACAATTTTAGGAGGATTTGTAGCATGAATAAAGAAACAATGAAACAGGGTATGATTAAGGTTCTTAATATGTATGATATCCCTTGGGGTAATTCAGCCATTGACAAAATTATCAACACATGGGCAGACAACAAAACCCCTTTGATTGAGTTATTAAGACATCATCCTAACTGGAATGATGAAAAATGCTATGTAGCATTTGATCAGAATATCAAGGGACAGCCAGACGAGGGGAAAATTTACAGGTTCATTGATTGGATGATTAACAAGAGAAGATACACAGATGCTTTGGATGCATTGAGATATTACAGAGAACAGCTTTTGGATGAACAAATAGCTTCTTTAATTAAAGAATGCTATCCTGATATTAAAGGTATTTCAGCAGGTCAGAAAACCTCAAGAGCAGTGAAGAAAATCTGTACACTTATAGGTATTACTTCTGATACCTATTCAGATTTTGAAAAGAGGTATGCCAAATATTCAGATGCAATCAATCCATTGGATGTTGTCCGGCACACTATCCTGTCAGTTAATCCAGTTGATTATCTGTTATCCTCCAATGGAAACAGCTGGTCATCCTGTCACACATTGGATAAAAACAATCCTAATGGTTACTCAGGATGCCATTGTTCTGGAACAATGAGTTATCTCCTTGATGGAACTACAATGGTTTACTATCAAGTTGATAAAGAGTATGACGGTAATGACTTAGAATTCGAACCTAAGATCATCCGTCAGTTATTCCATTATAAAGATGGAATCCTTGTACAGGGAAGACTCTACCCTCAGTGCAATGATGGTAAAAACTCACTGTACACTCCAATTAGAGCACAGCTTCAGAAAATCATCGCTGATTGTTTGGTGGCTCCTAACCTTTGGAGAAAGAAAGGTGGCACCTCTGCTTGTTGCTCAGTTATTAATTCTGAAGGTACCCACTACAGAGATTATGAGTGCCAGAGCGAGTGCTCAGTAAGTAAGATTGTCAAAATGATTCCCAAGGGAAGAGTAGATAATAGGCATATGACAGTTGGACATGATATCTATTGTGTAAAGTGCGGGGATTGGCATGATATGGAAAGTACTCTTCTTTGTGAGGATTGTTATGATAACTATGGCGACAGTGAATCTCATAGATGTTGTGATTGCGGTGATCGCTATGACGAAGATGAAATGTACTGTATCAATGGAGAATGGTATTGTAGTGGTTGTTCCACTTATTGTGATCACTGCGGTGAAAGAGTACCCAATTCGAGTATTCATTATTACGGGGAGTTAGATGAGGACATCTGTGATGAATGTATCTCTGAAGATTTTTCCACTTGTGACTGTTGTGGAAAGTTAACTAACAATGATGATTTGACTTATATTGAATCTACAGATGAAAATGTTTGTGGCAGATGCTTAGAGAACAAATATGCATATGTAGATACTGAAGATGAGTATTATCCCATTGAAAAAGTAAATACTTGCGTATGTGGACAAACTTACTTAATTGAAGAAGGTGACAAAGGACTTTGTCCAGACTGTATAGAAGAGGAGACCGGAGATGAGTAAAAATAAATATAAAATTACAGAATTAGAAGAGATTTTGAGAATGAAACAAATGACTTTAAAGAGTCACCTGGAAGCCAAGTTGGAAGCAGCAGGTTATGAGCCTAAATCAGAAGATGGATTCCTCTATGCTAAGGGAACTTTTCCAGTACTTTTAGTTGCTCATATGGATACAGTACATGAAGAATGTGTCCAGAAAATCAAATACACTGGAGCAATCATGTCTTCTCCTCAAGGGATTGGGGGAGACGACCGGTGTGGCATCTACGCTATTCTGCAAATTATTAAAGAGTATCATTGTTCTGTATTGTTTACAGAGGATGAAGAGAAAGGGTGCGTAGGAGCTGAGAAGTTTGCTGTAAGTGACTATATAGTAAACAATGATATAAATTATATCATTGAAATTGATAGAAGAGGAACTAATGACTGTGTATTCTACTCTTGTGATAATCCAGATTTTGAAGAGTTCATAGAGTCTACTGGATATTTCAAAACAGCATGGGGTTCTGTGAGTGATATATCAACAATTGCTCCGGCACTCGGTGTAGCAGCAGTTAATCTATCTTCTGGATATTTTGATGAACATACTACAAAGGAAACAATCAATGTAGAAGCATTGCTTTCTACAATCGAAGAAGCGAAAAAGATTCTTGCTTTACCATGCGAGGAACCATTTGAGTACATTGAAGCTGCCTATGGTGGTTATGGAAACTGGTGGAGAGATTATGATGAAGAAGCATCACCTATTAGCACTGATTACACAACAGCTTATACAGATGATTGTACTTATATATTCTCGAAAGAGGAGAAGGCAAAGAAATTCTTCCATATTTATCTTCAGACTTACAGCGGAAATGAAATCTGTTGTGAAATCCTCGCAATAAATGAAATGGAAGCAATTGGTATGGCTTTAAGTCATTATCAGTATTATTCTGCTTGTGACATTATTGATATAAAATCACAGTAAAGGAGGAATGTTTATGCCAAAGTATATGATTGACCTCTAGCCCACTAAGAGGTTTTCATATAAATTACAACTGAATATAGAAAAATTACAACTGAATATGGGTAAAGATTAAAACAAACAACAAAAAACAAATTTCAAACAAGAATAGGAGATTATGATTATGATGAACACAACTATTATTACAAAAATTATGGCAGCACTTGGACAGGACGAGCTTAAAGAACTCATCGGAGCACTTCAGGGAATGCTCTCTGCACCAGAGACAGTACAGAAACATTGGGAGCCAACAGAAGGTGAGCAGTACTTCTATCTGTGGGGTACAGGAAAGAAGGACGGTGGAGTATTCACAGCAGAGAACCAGAAAGATGTGATGCGTTTAGCAGTAGGCAACTGCTTCAAGACTGAGGAAGAGAGAGATGCAGCCGCTGAGTATCTGATGATTGTAGCAGAGCTGAAACGCTTCGCCATTGATCACAACGATGAGATTGACTGGGACGATCACTCTCAGAGAAAATACAAACTCTGCTGGAACAGAGAGACAGAGAAAGTTGATTCCACATGGAGCAGAAGGAAAATCACAGATGGTGTTTACTTCAGCTCTCATGAGGTAGCAATGGCTGCTGTCGAAGCTGTAGGAGAGGATAGAATCAAAAAGTTCTATCTGCCAGATGCTGAGTAAACAATAAAATAAACAGTTCTCTTGGGGTTCGACTCCCCAAGAGAATTATCAAGGAGCTATTATGGAATTGGATAAGTTATTAAAAAAGAGAAGCATAATAAGCTGCACAATCAAGGACGGGATTTGTATTGTGCAGTATGCTTCAAAGGAAATGAAACTATTAGACATATCAGGTATGAGCATTGCAGAAGTACTTGATTTTATATTGGAGGAATAAGATGAAAGTTGGAGATAAAGTAATAGTTGACCCTAGATTGCATGAATGCATATGGTGTATTCCTATAGAAGAAGTTAAAGGAAAAATTAT